CGCTGAGCGTTATCAACACCACCGGGTCCGATATTCAGGTCACGGTCACAGTATCGGATAACAACTTTATCGGGCCGGTAACACAATTCGCGACCGCAGGCAGCGGCGTGTGGCAGAACGCGGTGGGGTCCAACATTACCCTCAATTGGTACAACGACCCGGCCAATGCACAGGGTGCCGACACCGCCACAGACACCCCAGGCGCGCTGATCGACACGTTCACCAGCAGCGCCATCTTCGCTGCCGACAGTTTCTCGCACAACGGCTCCGGGGTGGTGAGCGACGGTCCCCTCTTCTCGATGACGGAGCAGGCGACCGGCGTGCTGACTGCTGGGGCAAATTTGTTGAACCGTGGCGCGACGGAGATAAAAACAAGCCAAGCTGTACCAGAACCGGAATCTCTTGCACTGCTTGGCTCTGCTCTTGTGGGTTTGGGGATATTCTACAGACGCAGGAGAACGGCCGATTAATCGGCCGCGTCTCGTGTTCGTACTGCTTTCCCGCCAGCAAGACGCTTAGCTCTAACTTCAGGGTTTTGCCATGATGCCTTTAGACCCGCAATGCGTTTCGCTCTTATCTCCGGGTCCTGCCATTCAACTATAGACAAGGCTCTCCTAGCGCTTACCCGCTTTTGTCTAACCTCAGGGTCCTTCCATGTTTCTACGGACGCCTTGCTCACTTTCTCGAAAACCTCAGGCCGTGCCATCGCTGCCTTTGTCGCCGCGCTGGTTGCGGCTCTGGCTTCAGGATTCGCGAAACGCTTCCGTTGGGCGTTGGCTATATTGGCTTTTACCTCGGGACGCGCATGTGATTGCTTCACGGCGGCGCCGTCTTTCTCTCTCGCTTCCGGACTTGCGAAATATTCCGTCAAGGAGGCGCTCAGTTTGGCCCGCACCTCAGGCCGGGCATGCGATTTCTTTTGTCTTACTTTGTGTCGCGCCAAATTGTCCGGATCAGAAAAATGCTCTTTTCTAACGGCACTCATTATTGCACCAAACTCGGGTCCATATGGACCCACTATGCCGGCGCTAAGGTTAGTGTTAAATCCGGTTTTTCCGCTAGAGCTATATGTGCTGATCAGAGCTAGTTCTATATACGGAAGCTCTGTTGTATCATCACTGATGCAATAGAATAAGGGGACTACAATGAAATTATCGAAACCATACTTAACCAAAGCGTTTCTAAATTTTGGGCCGGCACCGTTCGCCGACCAGCGATGTTGGTGGAGGCGTTTAGCTACGCTGATTCCTGTGATCCCTATGTACCACTTGCCATTAAGGATGCAATAGATGCCGTATGCGCCTGCACGAGACACCGGCGTGTTGCCTATTACAGTGCGAAAGTTATTCCAGAGATCGGAGGCCTCGCGGCCAAACGGGAAGGCAACGCCACTCTGGCGTAGATCGAGGGGGAGTTGTATCACGGGGAGGGCCTTTCGTCCGGTTGGATCGGATGAGGGTCAAGTGCCCGCCGTGATGCGCAAACATCCGGCGGGTGCGCCCTGCTATAAAGCATCCCTCCTTAATGCACAACTGGTCCCGGTCTCCGAGCCGGGCTCGCTCGCGATGCTGGGGAGCGCGCTCCTGGGGCTGGGGCTCCTCGGGAGGCGCCGTCGGGCCGGGTCGTCGTGAGGCTGCTCACCCGCCTCATCATCAAGCCCTGCATCTGGGTTCTCGCCCGCACGATGGTAGGGCTCGCCGATGTGCTCCTCATGCTGCGGCGGATCGAGCTGCGATGATCTGCTACGCCAGCCGCACCGGGACGAAGCGCAACCTCGCCGCCCTGCGCAAAGCGGGGTGGCGCCTGGTGGTCTCGCGCACGGGGTCGTGGCGCACAGAGGGGTTCGCCTATGGCATCGACAATGGCGCCTGGTCCGACTTTCGTACTGGGCGCGATTTCGACGATGTTGGGTTCGAGACCCTCGTCGATCGCCTGGGCCGGAAGGCAGATTGGGTGGTCGCCCCCGACATTGTCGAGGGCGGGCTCGATAGCCTTCGACTATCCCTGGTGTGGCTCGCGCCTCTGCTGGTCCGCACGAAGCTTGTGCTTATCCCGGTTCAGGATGGGATGGAGCCGGACGATCTCGTAAAGATCGTGATGCCGGGGCGCATCGGCATTTTTATGGGCGGCAGCACGAAGTGGAAGCTCGACCGCATGGTCGAGTGGGGACATTGGTGCGCCGAGCGGGGCGTCTATTACCACGTCGGCCGGGTCAACACGCAGCGGCGGTGCCGTCTCGCTCACATTGCCGGGGCCGACAGCGTCGATGGCAGCTCTGCCAGCCGCTACTCGGTCACCCTGCCGATGCTCGACCATGCCGGCAGGCAGTGGGACATGTGGGCGCCGCCCAAAAACCGTGACGAGCAACTGCGCTGGGCACGCAGCCCAAGCGAGGTGACGCCGTGAGCGACGACGCCGATGTGGCGGCGCTCGGCGAAGAGGCCGACGCGCTCCTCGATCACATCATGCCGCTCCTGGCCGGCCAGTCCGCCGAGCTGCAGGGGGCGGTGATCACAGATCTGGCCGCGATCTGGATCGCCGGGCACCGGGTCGCGGGCGACCGCGCCGAGGGCGACTGCATGCGCGCGGAGCTGCTGCAGATGCACACCCAGCACGTGCGCGAGCTGGTGGAGATGTACCTCGAGGGCGTCGATGGCTGAGCCGCCCCCGCCCAACCGCGCGGTCGTCAGCGACGACGGGCACCGCATCAGGATCTCGGTCTATGTCGCCGGTGTAGAGGCGCCGCCCGGGGTCGCCGAGCTGCCGCTTGAGGTGGCGGCGCGGCTCGCTGCCGATCTGGCCGGCGCCGTTGCCTCGCACCTGGCGCGCGAGCGCAATCACCGGGTGGGCGTCGTGCGGGGGCCGGCGAAATGAGCGAGCGCGCCCAATCCTTGTTGCCGGAGCCGGGGCGCCTCGCTTACGCTGTCCGGTGGAGCAATCCTCGGGAGAGAGATCCCAGAAATAGCAAAACCCGGCTGAGAGCCGGGCCTGCCATATTCGGCGATGAGGCCGAAGGAAATTGGTGCGTTACAGCTCCAATCCTTCCCCACATCCTCGGCTTTTGCAAGCCCTTTTGGGCCGCGCAGGAAACGTGCGCCCGAATGCCGCCTCCAGCCGGGTTGCCGCAGGTCCAAGCAGGGCTTGGACCGATACAACCAGGAGAGCATGACGCATGACCAAAATCCGGCACGTCGATTTTTATGCGGACGAGTTCCTGGCCGGCACCGCGACGCTCGATGTCGTCGATGTCGGGGTCTACTGGATCGCCTGCGCGATGATCTACAGCCGCGGCGGGCCGATCGAGGTTGCCGAGTTGAAGCGGTTCGTTCGGCTGCATGGGAGGGCGTTCGACGCTGTCCTGAAGCGGCTCGTCGCTGCCGGCAAGCTGACCCGGAACGGCACTCAAATCTGCTGCAAACGGTGCCTAAACGAGTTGGAAAAGGCTGTTACAAGGGTCGTAAAATGGTCGCAAAACGGTGCTAAAGGGGGACGTCCTTCTAATAAAATCAATGAGGTAACAAAACCAAGCGGTTCCTACGCGCGCGCGAAGGGTAACCAAGAACCTAAAGAAAGAATCTTAGAATCTAAGACTCAGGACTTGGTCGCTCCGCTCCCGCGCGCGAGCGCGCACGAGGGCGGCCCGAGCGAGATTGGGCCTGAGGCACCGGCGCGGGATGTGCCGGAAGCAGTTCCGCCTCAGGGCGAAGGAGGCTTCGCCCGAGCCGACGCCGATCCGCCCGAACGGGAACAGCGGGACGCTGAAGAGCAGGATGCTCTGACCCCGGAGGAGCGGGCCGAGCGTGTCGCCATTCTGGATGCGGTCTTGGAGGGCCTGCGCGGCGGGACGCCGCCCGCCGTCCACGTCCGCGACCCGGCGGCGCACCGGCAGGCCGTGACCGAGCACAAGCGGGACACTTGGCTGCGCGACCTGCATGTTTGGGCATCCGGCCGCCTGGACGGCGCGCAACGGATGCAAGCCTGGGAGGCCATCGACTGCGCCATCGCCGCCGGGTCGCGGGACGCGACGCCTCGCCATGTCCGCAAGCACATCGACCGCCTCGACAGGTTTCGGAAGAGCGAAACATCCCAACTGCGAGGCGCCGCATGAGCAACGAACAACACCGTCCCTGCGAGCGGAAATGCCGAAGCTGCGGAAGGTTCAAACATCACAGCCGATACCGGAGTTGGCGTAGAGACGGTACCGTATCTACATCCGTGACGTTCGCGACCGACTGTAAGGATTGCGAACAGAAAATCCGTAATGAACGCAAGAATGCCGATCGGCCCCGAGCGATTATCGAACAACGGGCGCGGTCGGCGGCACAGAAAGCTGGTGCTTCGTTCGAGTTCTTTATGGTGGAGATGAATTACCGAAGCCTTGTGCCCATACTGCGCGCGCTGATGACAGATGAGGGCTTGTGCCTCGGTTGCGGCCATGAGTTTGTTAATGAGCGTGATATTCAAATAGAGCACTGCGAGCCGCCACAGCATCCCCAGGATTGGGCGAGATTACATACGCGCAACGTGCGGCTGTTTTGCGCTTCGTGTAATAACACAAAGGGCAAGAAATCGTTTTCACAGTGGCTGGACGAGCAGGAGGAGTGCCGTCTGAGCAATAAACGGCAACCATCGGTTATCGATCAACCAACGCGCTACTACCAACCGAGCCTGTTTGATCCCGGGCCACCGTCATGACCGACCACCTCGCCCAGAAGCGGCGCCAGCTCGCCGAGCAATTCGAGCGCTCGCGGCAGCGGCAGCACGAGAAGGACAACCGTGCCCACGCCGCACGCGAGGCGATCGCCCGCGAACTCGGCTACCCGAGCTTTTCCTACATGCTCTCGATTGGCCTGGTGCGCGCCGTCGCCGCCGCCCGGCAACCACGCCGGCAGGCCGCGGAGTAAGCCATGGCCGTCCGCACCATCGAAACCGAAAGGCAGGAGATTCTCGACAGTTTCTATTTCACAAACGGCAAGTGTTGCGCCGGCTGCGATTGGTGGCGGTCGTTGAGTTCGTTGGTTGGTGAGTGCATAGAATCTCCACCAGTCAGCGGCGAAGAAAGAGTGGATATTTTGGGGCTTTCGAGTTCGTCAATGGGATTGCCTTCCGGTCATGTCGTGACTGGCCGAGAACACGTATGCGGCGAGTTCAAGGACGAGTTCGAATGGCGATCCCTTCCGGTGCCATACCTCAAGCGAATAGGGTTTCCGCCATGATCGCCACCCTGTTCCTGCTGCTTGCCGTGGTGTTTGCCCTGCTCTCGACCACCGGCGTCCCCGAGCATCCGCGCTGGCACCACCTGTCGGCAGCGATCCTGTTCCTGGCGCTGGCACTGCTCGCCGGCCACCTCCCGTGGCCTGCGCCATGACCGATTTGCCGGGCTACTGGATGCACGAGACATCGGGTGTGCTGCGCCCAGCGGTCGAAGCCTATCTCGACGGCGGACCATTGTCGGCCGATCAGATAGCGGCGCTGCGTGCCTACCTGCGGCAATGGGTCATGTCGCCGCTATGGGACGAGAACCCGCACGCGACGGAAGGCCACCGGCAATGGTTGGCGATGCAGCGCCGACTGGTCGACTGCCTAACCTCGCGCTCAACGATAGAGGTCTGGATCGCGGGCGCGGTAGAGATGGGCATGGACCCGCTATGACGCTGGCCCAGGTGCTCGCATCGGTCGACCGCGACAGCCGCGATGCGCTGATCGAGGACGTCGAGGACGCGCTCCTTGGGCATACGCCGGCCGAGGTGTTTCTCGCGATGGCATATTTTTTGGCGCTCGCCATCGACCGCATGCGCTGCACCGATTGCGAGGCGCTCATCGACGACATGCCGGAGATTTTGCGCTCCGTCATACGGCACGAGAGCGACACGGTGACCCTGCAATGACCCGATCCGCACGCGCCCCCGATATCGCCACCTCAGGTGCAAGCGCGCTTGCACCGATATCGCCCGAGCGCAGCCAGCACGGCCGCGTCAAGCGGGCCCGCGAGACGGTGGCTGACGCATCCGGCGGCATCGGACGCCCATACGAGGTCGAAAGCCTGTTGAATAAGCTCGAACGCCGCGGCGATATCTCGCCGGAGCACCGACAAGCCGGCGAATTGTTCGCACGCCTCTTCCGACGCGCCCACCTCGACCCGCTGCGCTCACCCTCATGGCTGCGCCAGGGCGGCGGCACGCCTGCGCCGGACGGCGCAGACCACACCGAGCGCGCCCAGCAGAAAATCCACGACGCGGTCATTGCCTGCGGCGGCATGCACAGCCCCGCCGGTTGCGCATCGTGGTTCGTGCTGGGGGTCGAGATGTCGATCCGCGAGTGGGCGCTCAGGGAAGGCTGGAACGGACGAAGCCTCAACGAACACGTCGCCAAAGGCATCCTGTTGGGGGCACTGAGCGTTCTGGCACTACATTTTGGGCTCGAACGGCGCAAAAAGACTTGACAGGAAGTGTCGGACATGAGGGCGTTTATGAGCAGGATGCGGCAGTCGCCGCTGGAAGCCCGTACAGCGCGGGAAGAGCGGAACCCTATCCGAGATAGCGGAAAATGGTTTCCGGCTATCCAGCGGGCTCCAGAACGCTCCAGAAGGCAGGTCTAACGGGATGAGCGATAAGGCGGTTGCCAAGCGACCGCGCGGTCGCCCAAGCGTCTACCGCGACGAGATCGCTACCGAAATCTGCGATCGCGTTGCACACGGCGAAACCCTCACTGCCATCTGCCGAAGTAGTCATATGCCACCACGGCAAACAGTCGTCGATTGGCTTATACAAAATCGCCAGCCTTTTTCCAGCATGTACGCGCGTGCGAAAGAACTGCAAATAGAATGCTGGGCTGATGACTTGCTCGAGATTAGCGACGACGCGAGTAATGATTGGATGGAGCGCGAAGGCCGGGTCGAGCTGAACGCCGAGCACATCCAGCGGTCTCGACTGCGCACCGACAATCGAAAATGGCTGATTGCCAAGCTCCGGCCCGAGAAATATGGCGACAGCGTCGCGCAGCGTGTCAGCGCCGATGTGCCGCAAGAGCCGCAGGATGCCTACACAATCCTGCTGCAGATCGCCAACGACCCGACACAGCCGGCGGAGACGAGGTTGCGTGCGGCCTCGGCTGCGGCTGCGTATGAGCGGCCTAAGCTGACCAGCTCGATCAACCGCAATGAGAACGTCATCAGCATCGGTGAGGAGCTTGATCGCGCGCGTAAGAGATTACAGCGTGGCGAGGGGCCGATCATCGACATGGAGCCGGACGGCAAGGGCTAGCCTGTCGCACCACACTGTATGACGTAGCGCGACAGCCGTCGCAAAACGCTGTCCACGACATTGTGCGACAGCACGATCCCCAGCATATCCGCCACTCACCCAGCTGCAGCCCATTTGATACTCTGGGGCAAGGTCCAGAGCGACAACCAACAGTGCGACAGTGCGACACGTCAGGCCCGCCCGGCGCCTCGACACCGTCTCTATACGCACGCGCGCGCGAGGGTGGGGGGTGGTCGTGACCGGGTGGCCACCCGGGGGGTGCCGCCGCCGATGGGGGCGGCCTCGCTTTCCAGCACCCCCCTCTCCGATTACATGCGATTATTTGGCCTTTACTTGCACAAAGGTACATACCTCATGAGCGCCATCGGTTGACGATTTGTGTCTGAGGATCTCTCCGCCCTTATAGACGCCCTGGCCTCGTATGCCGGCGACCCGTTGGGTTTTGTGCGTTTTGTCTTTCCCTGGGGTGATGGTGAGCTCTCCTCCTCGCCTGGTCCTGAGCCCTGGCAGGCGGATCTGCTGCGGCGGGTGGGCGAGGGGTTGTCGCCGGACGAGGCGGTTCTTGAGGCGGTGGCATCGGGCCACGGTGTAGGCAAGTCGTCCCTGGTGGCGTGGCTGGTCTTGTGGGCGATGAGTACCGCGACCGACACCCGGGGCGTCGTCACGGCGAACACGGAAACGCAATTAAAAACAAAGACGTGGGTCGAACTGGCGAAATGGTATCGCCTATTTCTCGGCCGCCCGCTTTTTCGCTTGGAGGCCACCGCCCTATTCAGCGTCGACGCGGAGCGGGCGCGCACTTGGCGCACTGACATGATCGCGTGGAGCGAGCGCAACCCGGAGGCATTTGCTGGGCTTCACAACCAGGGTCGCCGCGTGTTTATGGTTTTTGACGAGGCCAGCGCCATTCCTCCGATCATTTGGGAGACGGCGTCGGGCTTTCTCTCGGACGCCGACACTGAGCGCCTGTGGTTTGCCTTTGGCAACCCGACCAAGTCGACGGGACGTTTTCGCGACGCCTTCACGGAGGGCAGCGGCTGGCACACGACGCAGGTTGATGCGCGGCGCGTCAGCTTCACTTCCAAGGGGCAGTTTGAGCATTGGGCTCGCGCCTACGGTGAGGACAGCGACTATTTCCGCATCCGGGTGCGCGGCGTGTTTCCGCGCAGCGGGGAGAGTGAGTTCATCAGCGCGGCGATTGTTGCTGAGGCCCAGCAGCGCGAAGCGATGCCGCAGCGGTTCGACCCGTGCGTCCTGGGCGTCGACGTGGCGCGTTATGGCGACGACGAGAGCGTCATCGTCGTAAGGAAGGGCCGCGACGCGCGCAGCATCCCCGCCACCCGGCTGCGGGGTCTCGACACGATGGCGCTGGCGAGCCGGGTTATCGAGTTGGCGCAGTCGCTCCGGGCTGATGCGGTGTTTATCGACGGCGGCGGTGTCGGGGGTGGGGTAATTGACCGCTGCCGGCAGCTGCGGCTCTCTGTCCATGACGTGCAGTTCGGCGCTCGCGCCGACCGCTCCGACCTGGTCACCGGGGGCGAGCGGTATGCCAACAAGCGGGCTGAGATGTGGGGTTCTTTGCGTGCTTGGCTGGTGGGCGGCGCGATTGAGGACAGTCAGGATCTGAAGGAGCAGCTGCTGGCCCCGACCTATGGGTTCAACAGCCGCGACGAGATCCAGCTCGAGCGCAAGGCGGACATGCGGGCGAGGGGCGTGCCGAGCCCCGACTGGGCCGACGCGCTTTGCCTCACCTTTGCGTTCCCGGTTGTCCCCAGCCTCGACGCTGGTGGTGAGCATCCGCACAAACCGCTTGTGGAGAGCGAGTACGATCCATTTGCGCCGGAGAGGATGTGGGCTTGATGGACGGTGATCTGCGTCTCTGGCCGCTGTGGCCCGCCGTCACTGGCGATATGCTGTTGCGGCCCTCCTATCCCTCGAGTCCGATGCCGCATTACATCTCGCTCGACCAGATCAAGGCGTATATTGGGGCGGGTGGTTCTTCCGATACGATCGACGGAGACTTCACCGTAACTGGCGGCGATATTGGTAATCTCAACTCACTGTTTACCGACTATGGCGCGCACGTTGTCCGTTTGTCGGATCGATTGTTTGTCGGCGCAGCGGCGGCCGTAGCCGCAGGCAACCACGCCAACAGCCCGGGCAACTGGCTGTCGCAACTGACCAACCTCAACTATACCGGCGAGTGGTCGCAGTCGGTCATTCTCTCGACCGTTGGCACGCTGGCGCTCACTGTTGGGTCGAGGACCAGCGACTCTCAGACCGCCACAGGGGGCACCACCGGGGCTGCGATCGGCATCAGCGGGTACGGGATCAATGACGACACCTCGGCAGCGGGGCCGTTCCCGAACCCGGCTGCCTGGGGCGGTTACTTTGAGGCGCGGCGCAGCGCGGGTGTGACCGGGTCCACTGTCGGCGTCGAGATCGACATCGGTAATTACGGTTCCACCTACGATGTGACGCCGCACCTCATAAGTGGGCCGGGTCAGACCTTGGGGTTGTCGATCGCGGCTGGTGGGGCGAGCGCACCCAACCCGGTCTCGGCCGGGCTGGTGTTCATCGACAATGTGGCGAAGTTCCGTAAGGGCATCATCTTCCACGACACCGCGCTGGATAACTCGGTTGGTGGTGGTGGCCGCGGCGTTGCGATGGAGTTGTTCACCGGGCAGAGTTTTCGGTGGCTCGATATCAACGATGCCGTGCAAACGGAGGTGTACGGCACGGCAGGCGGCCTGAGTGTTTCGGGCGGCATGAAGGTCGGCAATCCGAGCGGCGGCTTTATGGGCGCCGGTTCGGTCAATGCTCAGGCGCTATACATCAATGGCGTCGCAGCGGGTGGCGGTGGCGGTGGTGCCGCTTCGATCTCGATCGGCGACGCGCCCCCGGCCAGCCCGACGCAGGGCACCGGGTGGTGGGACAGCGCGGGCGGGCAGCTTTATCTGTGGTACAATGACGGCAACTCGTCGCAGTGGGTGCCGGCCAGCAACATGCCGGGGCCGCAGGGCGCGACGGGTGCTACAGGGGCCACCGGCCCGAATTGGACGGTGGGATCGGGCCTTACGCTCACCGGCAGTACGCTCTCTCTGACGACGCCAGCGCTCCCGCTCACGGGCGGCACGCTGACCGGGCCTGCGACTATTGCCACAGCAGGCGACGCGGTACTGAACCTGCAGAAAGTAGCAGGGGCGTTCTCGAACAATATTTTCGCCTTTACCGGCGCATCGCCCCGCTGGCTTGTACAGTTCGGCAATGAGGCGCTCGAGAGCGGATCAAATGCCGGCTCGGATTTCGGCATCCACCGTTATTCCGACGCAGGGACGTATGTCGGACAGGTGTTATCTATTGTTCGCGCAACCGGCACCACGACATTTTCCGGCGCTACGGTAGTTTCCGGCAGTGCGCTACTCAACGGACAGGTGATGGTCGCCAATGCGTCGCCGATCGACGCCACTGGCTTTCATGTTCAGCAAAACATAGCGGCCAGTGCGTCCAGCGTCATGATTACGGCAACGACCATCGACACAACAATCTATCACCACATCTTCCGGAACGCTACCGGGCAGGTCGGGGCGATTGCTACTAATGCCGCCGCGACAACTTATGCGACCTCATCGGATGGACGCCTCAAGACTGACGAGTGCCTGGCGGCAGACCTTACCGCACTGCGAGATACTAAAATCTGGGATTTTAATTGGAAGTCGGACGGCTCTCGGGGGCGCGGCGTCATTGCCCAAGAGCAGGAAGCCATTTTTCCAGAGATGATCGTGCGTCCTCCCGACGACATGCCCGACACACCGTGGATGGCGGACTACTCCAAGTTGGTTCCCGATCTTGTGGTCGGATGGCAGGCGCACGAGGCCGAGATAAAGACACTGCGGCAACAACTCGATGATGCCCTGGCGAAGCTCGATGCGCTAGAGGCGAAGCGGTGATCGACTTCCCGGCCAGCCCGACCCTCAACCAGAGCTTTACAGCTGGGGCTGCCTCGTGGCGCTGGGACGGTACGAAGTGGATCGCGCAGGGTACTGCCGTGCTCGCCGTCGCCGGCACTAGCGGCGATTTGCAGACCAACAATGGCAGCGGCAATCTCGGCGCGGTATCGCCTGCAACCTACGCGGCCGTAGCGCAGGCCAAGAGCGAGACGCTGGTGATAGCGGTATCGGACGAGACGTCCAACCTGACCACCGGCGCAGCCAAAGTGACCTTCCGGATGCCGTGGGCGATGACGCTCTCGGCAGTGCGTGCCAGCCTGTCGACGGCGAGCACCTCGGGCAATCCGGCGATAGACGTCAACGAGGGCGGTGTGTCGATATTCTCGACCGGACTGACGATTGACGCGAACGAGAAGACCAGCACGACCGCCGCCACCGCCGCGGTAATCAGCGATCTGAACCTCGCCGACGACGCCGAGATCACTATCGACATCGACGCGGCGGGGACAAATGCCAAAGGACTCAAGGTCGCGTTCATCGGAACGCGCGCATGAGCTACCTGATCAACCCGTTCGGCGGCACTCCTGTCGATCCGTTTTTCGCCAATGTCGTCCTGCTGTGCCATTGTGACGGGATCGACGGCTCGGCCAGTTTCACGGATATGTCCTCCTACGCGAATACGCTATCGCCATTTCTTACTACGGTAAGCACCACCGCTCCAAAATTCGGTACTGGCAGCGCCGATTTCACGACGATTGGCGGGTCGCGAATAGAAACGACTAACTTTAACCTGTTCCAGTTCGGCGCGGGCCAATTCACTGTAGAGGCGTGGGCATATTTCACGTCAACACCAACCGCCATCCGTGGGGTGCTTTCGCAGTTCGGCGGCTCGAGCAATCTTGGTTGGTTCCTCGGAACGTCCAGCGGCAATCTGAATTTCTACTACAGTACTACCGGCACAAATAGTCTCGTTGTTGGCGCGAGCTACTCTCCCACGCTTAACACATGGGTGCATCTCGCCGCCGATCGCGATGCCTCCAACGTGCTGCGGGTCTACACCGATGGCGCGGTGATCGCATCCGCCACTGTCGCCTCGACATTCTTCGCCTCGACACAGGTCGTATGTATCGGCAACGACAAAAATGTTAACCGCAACTTCTTCGGCCGCCTTGACGACATCAGGGTTACTAAAGGCACGGCAAGGTACGCGGGCGCGTTCACGCCGCCCATCGCAGCGTTCCCAAACCGATGAGCGGTTTCGTGCTCATCGCCGCGATGTCTCTTGTGATCCTGCACCGGGTCGATGGCGGCGAGGTTGCCGTCAGTCCATCGCACATCACAAGCATGCACTCACGGGCGCCGGCCAACCCGCAAAACAAGCTGGTCACCGGCGAGGCGCGCTGCATCGTGTGGCTCGCCGATGGCAAATTGTTGTCCGTTCTGGAGCCGTGCGAAACGGTTAAGCGATTGATGGACACGGTCGGAGCTGCGCAAAAATGATCCGTTCTTTGCTTTTGCTGAGGGTTCCCTGATGTTCGGTGGAGGCGCCAAGGCATCGGCGCCCCCGCCGCCCCCGCCGCCGCCCCCGCCGCCAACCCCGCCGACCTATGCGAGCTCGGCCGCGGTGGCGCCGCGCACGCAACCGCGGCGCTACGGGGCGCTGTCGGACAGTATTTTGACCGGGCCGCTGGGGGCGGTGACCCCGGGCACGACCGCCCGCAAGAGCCTCCTGGGTGAGTAGCTCGGGCGAAGCTCGCTTCGACCTGGGAACGCTGTGACCAGCGAAGCATTCCGGCGGTACGCCGACGCACGGCTGGCCGGGCTGCGCGGGGCTCGCGAGAGTTGGCTCGAGCACTGGCGCGACGTCGCCGGGCACGTCCTGCCGCGCCGCTACCGCTGGCTGGTCGCGGCCAACGACACCTCGCGCGGCAGCCAGATAAACCACCGGATACTGGATTCGACCGGCACGCTGGCAGCGCGCACGCTGGCGAGCGGCATGATGAACGGCATCACCTCGCCAACGAGGCCGTGGTTCCGGCTGCGCATCGAGGGGTACGAGGAGGATTACGAGGTCCAGTCGTGGCTGACCGATTGCGAGCGCCGCATGATGACGGTGTTCCAAGCCAGCAACTTTTACCAGGCAATGGCTATCATGTATTTCGACCTGGTGGTATTCGGGTCGGCTTGCGTCGTTATTTATGAAAATTTCGAGAACGTCATTCACTGCTCCAATCCGTGTTTGGGAGAGTTTTTCTTCGACTTGAACAACGACCTCGAAATCGGCACGGTGGCGCGCGAGTTTACCCTGACCTATTGCCAGCTGGTCGAGGAGTTCGGCGAGGAGAAGGTGTCGCGGGACGTGCGCGACGGCTACAAGGACGGCGCGCTGAAGAGCCGCGAGAAGGTGATCTGCCACATAATCGAGCGCAATGTCGGCGAGAGTGCCGGGGTGGCGAAGACCTTTCCGTTCCGCGAGGTCTACTGGGAGGTCGGTTCGCCACAGGACCAGGTGCTGCGGGCGCGCGGCTTCCACGACTGGCCGGTTATGGCGCCGCGCTGGGACGTGCAGTCCAACGACCCGTATGGCCGCAGCCCCGGCATGGACGCTTTGGGCGACATCAAGCAATTGCAGCAGGAAACGCGGCGCAAAGCGCAGGCGATCGACAAGATGGTGAACCCGCCCTTGTTGGCGGACGTGCAGCTCAAAAACCAACCGATGTCATTATTGCCTGGCGGCACGACTTATGTGTCGGGGCTCTCGCGCGATCGTGAAGGGGCGCGGCCGGTCTACACGGTGATGCCGCCGATCGCCGAGATGATGCAGGATATAAGAGAAGTACAACAGCGGATAAAAATAACATTTCACAACGATTTATTTACCGGCATCACCGACTTGACCACGGTTAGAACCGCGACCGAGATCGATGCGCGGCGGGAAGAAAAGCTGGTGCTTTTGGGGCCGGTGCTGGAGCGGATCCTGTCGAGCCGGGAGGGTTTGGGGTCGGCTATTGACCGGGTCTGGGGGATCATGTTCCGCGGGCAGCTGCTGCCGCCCCCGCCGCAAAGCCTCGCCGGCCAGGCGACCCACATCGAGGTCGACTACCTCAGCATGTTGGCGATGGCGCAAAAGGGCATCGCGACCGCCGGGATCGAGAAGCTGTGGGCGTTTGCCGGCAATCTGGCGGCGGTCAAGCCGGACATTCTGGACAAATTGAACGCCGATCAGACGGTCGACGAATACGCCGCCGCCCTCGGCGTTAGCCCCAAGATCATCGTCTCCGACGAGGATGCGGCGGCGGTTCGCCAAGGGCGAGCGCAGCAGCAGCAGATGGCGCAGGCGACCGAGATGGCGGCTACAGCCGCGCAGGGCGCCAAGACCCTATCAGAGACCGATGTCGGGGGCGGCATCAACGCGATGCAGATGATGCTCGGCAACGCCACGGCGCCGACGCAGGGAACATAACCGGATAGATGGCGAAAGGCTCCGAGCGGGCCAGGCTGCGCGCCGAACGCCGCGCGGAGTTGGCGGCGCTTGCCCGGCTGATGGAAGACCCGGCCGGGCGCCGCTGGGCGCGTCAGATGCTGGCCGAGTGTCACCTGTGGGTTACCTCGGGATCCACCAACGCGCTGGCTATGGCATTCCGCGAAGGTGAGCGGTTCATCGGCCTGCGGCTCCAACAAGAGCTGATACAGGCTAACGAAGATATGTACGCGCAAATGCTGAAGGAGGTTCGAGTTGAGCGACCAAGCCGGCCAAGTGCCTTCGGTGGAAACTACGACACCGGCGACGACACCTGGTCGGAGCGGGACTCCGACCGAGACGGAGACGACGACACCGGCTTCGCCGAATGAGGTGCCGCCGGAGGCGGAGGCCGCGAACCTGCTGCTTGAGGGCGACCCGGAGCCGCCGGCAGCGCAGGCGCCAGAGCCGTTCGACCCAGAAAAACTCACGGTGCCCGCCGGCATCGATCCCAACGATGCGGTTTTCACCGAGTTTACGAACTTTGCCAAGGAGGAGCGGCTCTCCGCGCCGCAAGCACAAAAGCTCACCGACTTCGCCGGCCAGATGCTCGAGGCTGCGACCCAAAGGCAACAAGCCAGCTGGGACAAGCAGAACAACGAATGGCTGGCGGAGATCAAGGCCGACAAGGAGTTCGGCGGCGACCGGCTACAGGATTCGGTCAACACGTTCAAGCGTGTTGCATCCGATCCGAATGGTCCGTTCGGTCCCGATTTCCTGAGCGCAATCCCAGCTGTCGGCAACAACCCGAAAGTTGTTATCCCGCTTCTTCGCGTAGCCCGCATCCTCTCCGAGGGCAGACCTGTTCAAGGTGGCCCGTCCGCCAATGGATCGCGCCAAGCGCAGACGTTGGGCGAAGTTTTTTATCCCAACAGTTCCCGTAACGACGGGACGCGCAGATGAGGATCTGACACATGGCAACGTTAGGCACTAACGTTATGACTTACGCGGACTGGGCCAAACGGGTCGAGGACGGGTACAAGATCGGCACGATCATCGAACTGCTCTCGCAGACTAACGAAATCCTGTTGGACATGCTGACCTTGGAGGGCAATTTAGCGACCGGCCATAAAACAACTATTCGCACCGGCCTGCCGACCGCGACGTGGAGGCTTTTGAACTACGGCGTGCCAGGGTCGAAATCGACGACCGCGCAGGTGGTCGACACCTGCGGCAACCTGGAGGCTTTCGCTCTCATCGACAGCGACATCGTGAACCTGGCCGGCGACAGGGAGAATTTCCGCGCCAGCGAGAACATGGCGTTCTTGGAGGGGATGAACCAGCAGGTTGCGACCACGCTGATCTACGGCAATGAGTCCGTCACCCCGGAGCGTTTCACTGGCCTCGCGCCGCGGTACTCGACGGTAAACACCGCAACCGGCGCCTCCGCCGCCAACGTCGTCGATATGGGCGGCACCGGCAGCACCAACACAAGCGTGTGGATCGTGACTTGGGGCGCAAATACCACGCACGGCATCTTCCCGAAGGGCAAGATTACCGGGCTGCAGCACAAGGACATGGGCGAGTGGCCGGTGCAGGATACAAACGGCAACACATACATGGCGTATCGAGATCACTATAAGTGGGAAATTGGACTGTCTGTCCGAGACTGGCGCTTTAATGCTCGGCTCGCCAACATCGACGTGACGCTGCTGAACGGCGGCTCGGCGCCGAACCTGATAAACGGGTTGGTGCGGGCGCTCTACCGCCTGCCGACGACGTCCTCGCGCACCACCAACATCCAAACCTCGGACAGCCCGAAGATCCAGGGGTCGATGGGTCAGACGGTGATCTACTGCAACCGGGTGGTCGCGACGTATTTGGACCTCCAAGCAATGAATAAAACAAACGTGCTGTTGAACCGCGAAGAGTTCGACGGCCGCGCGGTGACGACTTTCCGCGGCATCCCGGTGCGTATCTGCGACGCCATCCTGTCGACCGAAGCCCGTGTTGTTTAAGGAGCTATGAGATGATTGAAGACGGTGCATTGGTGTTCACCGGCACGCCCGGCTCGATCACCGCAAATTTCGACACGCCAACCACCGGCACCCAGCAGTCGACCAACATCATCGACCTCGTCAATGCGCGGGACATGGGCATCGGCGACGACCCGGCATTGAAGCTGCTCTGCACGGTTAAGACGACTTTTACTGCGGGCACATCGCTGCAGGTGCAGTTTCAGGGCGCCCCGGATGCCGGGGGCGGCACGCCTGGCACCTACGTGACCTACGTCGAGAGCGCGGCGGTGCTCGAGGCCGATCTGATCGCCGGCCGGTATCTCCTGCCGACCGACGTGCCGAGGCCGCCGCCGGGGGCGCCGCTGCCGCGCTTCTATCGGCTGCAATACGTCAGCGCCGGAACCCACAGCACCGGCCAGATCGTCGGTGCGCTCGTGCTCGACCGGGCCGACCGCGTCATCTACCCGGCCGGCTCGACCGTCCCGAACTGAGGAGCATCAAAGATGAAATACAGACTCCTGGCACGGCACACCGCTCCCGTCAGTGGCGAAGTGCTCGAGGCCGGCACCGAGGTCGGCGACGACACCGAGCATCCGTGGAAAAACCCCGATGGGTCGGACGCCGAGCCCTCGACCCAGATGGAGGCGCTCGACGACGCGGCGCGCGAGAAGGTCAAAGGGCTGCACCAGCAGCTCTACGGCTCCGAGCCCGACTGGAGCGGCAGCCAGAGCGAAGAGGTGCGGCAGGCCCGGACCAAGGAAAAGGAGGAGCAGGAGAAGCTCGACGAGGGTTCCGAGCCGGTCAGCGAGCAGCAGCACCTCGAGCGCGAGTGGGACAAGGAACGCGAAAAGCGCGGCCACGGCCCGCGGCGCGAGCCCGCGCCCTCTATCCCGTCCCGCGGCACACAGGCAGGCCAACCAATGGCACCGGGCGGTGCGCCGCCCGGCCCGGCGCGACAACCGTCGCACACCGCCACCACCGCGCCGACCCGCGGCGGCACCACCGCTCCCGCGCGCGGCGTCGCCACGCCAAAACCGCCGGAGGGGGACGAGGCGAGGCCAAAGAACCCCAACGAAGACCAATACCCCAAGGGGTGAGACATGGCCCGCTTCCGCCTGCGCGCGGCGCACCACCTGATGAACGCCGAGACGAAAAGCCCGGCGTGGCTGCCGGGCGACACCGACAACCAGCACCTCGGCGACGAGAAGGGCACCGTGGTCGGCGACGGCACGCCGTACCCGGTCGAGAGCGCCACCACCGAGATGGTCCCGCTTGATGCGGAGGCGGAGGCGATGCTCGCGGCCGAAGAACAGCGGCTGGCGCGCAACGGCGGCACGATGACGCCGGTCGACCAGCTGCCCGGGACCACCGGCGACGATTACGAGAGCCGCTATGTGCCGGGTTCCAACCGGCAGCGGCCTCGGTCGGAGCCCCGCTCCGACCAGGCGGGCAAGGGGGCGTCGTGATGAGACACATTGCGCTGGCACTGGCCTTTGTGCTCGGCACCTCGCTCGACGCCGAGGCGCAGACCTTCGTGGCCCCGCTCAACCAGGTGGAGATCGATCAGCAGGTCAGCCCCGCCGCCGCTTCGAGCTTCCTGTTCAGCAGTCCGAGCAAGGCCCTGGCCTCGCTGACCGTGGTCGCGGGCGCCAGCGCCGGGTTCGTGCTGGTGCTCGATGCGGCCAGCTTGCCGGCGAACGGGGCAGTCGCGTCCTGTGCGGGGCCGGCAACGGCGCGGCCGTGCCTGATGTGGTGCGCCCCGGTCGCCGCCAACGGCATCGTCGACAAGCAGTGGAACTCGCCGATGTCGTTCACGACCGGCGTCCTGGCCGCCTTCAGCACGACCGGCTGTGCTTCGCTTACCGCGAGTGCCACTGCGCAGATTTTCGGCCAGGCGCCGTAGGAGATACCAAGCCGGAGTTATCGCTTTGCCTCACAGAGAATCCACGACATTCGTAGCTTCAACGACCGCTGCCCACGGGGTCTCCCCCTCACGGGACCTTTACCCTGGCTGCACCAGGAACCTACAGACCCCGCAGGTCTCACACAGTCTCCACTCGCTTTCGGGCTTGCGCCCCGTTCCCGCCCTCCTGGCGGTACCCAACAACGCGACAGTCTGCACCAGCCACGCGAGCGTCAAGTGCGATCTGTTCGGATTTGAGACAATGCAATAGGAGCCGATCAAAATGCCTCTCTCAACCGACGAGTTCATCTTGACCAAAAAGGTCGTCACTGGGGTGGTGGATCCCGAACCTATCGCGATCGCAATACGCCATATCCTGGAGGCATCGCCCTGCGGCGATGATCCAGGGTGGAGCGACTTGGTAATGGAAAATGGCGAAGAGTGGACGATCGCTACGCCGTTCGGCGAACTCGTACCGACATCGCGCACTCCATGAGGAAGATCCTGGCGCTGGCGTTGGCGCTGTGCGCCCCATGGCCGCTCGCGGCGCAGAACGCGATCACGCAGGAGGGCACCGTCCTGCAGAACTCGCCGATGATGTTCCGCGGCAACAACCGCGCTCGGCAGGGCGCGACCGTGAGCGGCGCCCCAACCGGCCAAACCGTTACGACCGGCGACAGCGTGGTCGGAGGCCGCTGCGACTACAGCGCACCAACCGATGACCCGCTCGGGTACTACCGGATGTGCATCGACGCCAAAACCGGCACGATCAGACTCGATGGGACCAAGACGCCGCCCCAGGGTACAATCAAAATCGTTATCAACGGCACGAGTTTCGAGTTGCCAGGGACGGCGGCGCTTGTCGGATCGGATGCCGCTGTCTCCAACACCGCCGCGCTCAAAAACGTTATCGGCACCCCAGGCAAACATATTTTGAGGCTTGGTTTTTGGGGGCCAGGCGATGGCGGGGTGGCCTCCTATAATTGGCAGGATGGTAATTGCGCTGCGGCCGATGATGGTGCGCAGGTGCAGCCAAGCGGCACTGGATGCTGGGTCGCGGATTTCACCGATCTGACGGCGGCAAGTGTTTCTGTCTGGGGCGTGGACATGACCGCCACGATACCGTCGGAGGCGATGTTTCAAAAGGCGATCAACTGGCAGATGTCCACCAGAGGCAGTTGTCTCCTGGTTCCGGTTGGCGGTGTTCGATTAGAGAGTGCTTTGGTGTGGAGCGGACAAAAGGTGTGCATACGCGGTGTCGATAGGTATAAATCTGCCATCTTCCAGATTTCGACAGGGGACGACATCTTCAGGTTCAACGGCCCCGCTTCTCCTGACTATTACTACGGGGCTACCATCTCCGATCTGGCGCTTATCGGCCCTGGTATGCAGGTTCACTCAAACGGGTCAGGCATGGTGTTCGGCCGGGTCACTGATATAGATATCAAAGACGTTATTATCAGCAATACCTACGAGGGCATTCGCGCGGTCGATGCCGGTATTGTGAACCTGACGCGGGTAAAGGTTCAACAAACCAAGAGCACCTCGTATTCTTTTGAGGGCCAGGACACTGTGAGCTTCCCCAATGGCCCGCAGGCCGTCTACATGACCGACTGCACCAGCTTCTCCGGTCCAACGCTGCCTGAGGCGCAGCACCAAACTGCTCCCAGCATCAACGTTAATGCGGTAGGAGAACTGCATATCAACGGTGGCACGTTTGTCGGCGGTTTTTATGGAATGTATGTTAAGCCAAGCACTGCTCACGGTGCGCGCTACATCTACGCCAACAACGTAAACTTTGAGAGCGCGCGCAATTTTGGCGTCGTGCTGGATAGCCGTGACGGCGGCACGATAAGCGAGGTAACGTTTACGGGCGGACGGATAAGTCACAGCGAGGTTGGAAACAACCTCCGCGTTATGGGTCCGCGGAGTTTCAACGTAGTATTTAGTGGCGTTACCCTGGTGGGCTCTGGGGCGGCGAATGTTGTGATCGAAAACGTGCGCGGAATAACTTTCACCGGCAATCATTTCCTGGCATCCAACCTCTCCTTCCAGAACCTGTCCGCTATCGAGGTCAATGGCGGCGAGAACATCGCGTTCGTGGGCAATTTGTGGGGCGACTGGATGGATGGGGGACACCCCTACACCACTTACAGTCTCTTTGTGGATGCGGCCTTTGCCGGCGGATTGCTCGTCGTCGGCAATGACATGCGCGCAAACACTACCGCTCCTATCCTGAACAACGCGCCGACATCGAACTGGAAGTTCGCGAACAATCTGGGTCTGCCGTGATGACAACTCGGATTGATGTTGCCCGCGAGGCATTGGCCCAGATCGGCACGCGGTCGAAGATCGTCTCGCTGGATGATGGGAGCGCGGAGGCGACGTACATCAACCTTCTGTACGGACCGATCCGAGACTTCCTGCTGGTCGATGGCGATTATGACTGGTCTATGGCAGTTCAAAACTTGCCTGTAGAGGCGCCTGGAAATCCAGGGCCGTGGAACTATTCCTACGCATATCCTTCAGGTGCGCTGCGCATTCGCCAGTTAGTTCCCACAAATATGCGCCCTCTGGACCCGTTTCCGGTCGAGTGGAACGTGATAGGTAATGGCGGCGTCCGAACGATTGTTGCCTCGCATCAGATCGAAATCATACTGTATACGGCTGCTGTTATCGAGGATCTGTGGGACGCGATGTTCCGCGAGGCATTTGTGCGGATGCTCGCGAGCGCGCTGGCCTTCGCGCTGGAGAACCGGATCGAAGCCAGCAAGGTCAAGTTGGACGAGGCGCTCGGGTTCGCCGGCATCACCAAACTGCGGGATATGTAGATGACGATCGAAGCGATCTGCAACCAGGCGCTCGATCTGATCGGGTACAAGCGGCACATCGGTTCGGTTTGGGATGGCAGTCCGGCCGCGCGTGTCGCCCTCAACGCCTGGGGCGATACACGAGACACGCTTCTTATGGCAATGCGGCCAGACTTCTCGATATGGGATGACCCTCTCACACCGTGGAAGACGGCCCCTCCTTACTACGATGACATCCGAGTGTGGACATCTGATACGGACCCGGACCTTCCGTGGCGTTATGAGTATATATTGCCAACCGATTGTTTGGTGCCGCTGGCGATCAAACCGCGCCCACATTATTTGCCGATATGGCGACCTCTCCCGATGCGCTTTCGAGTGAAAGATGCTCACGGTACGTCTGTACTGTTAGGAGATGATCCGGCGCCGATACTGACATCTGTTCACAGTGTTATAGCTGTGGATCTGTGGCACAACGATTTCATCGAGGGAATGGTGCGGGTACTGGCGAACAAGTTTGCGCCGGCATTGGTCCATGGCGCAGTCGAGAAAGAGAAGAGCGATGCCGACAACCCCAGATGACATCGTCAGCGAAGCGCTGGTCGAACTCGGGCTCGACGAGGATGTCGACATATACGCCGGCTCACACGCTGGCAATGCGGCGCGCAGGGTCTACGATACGGTGTTGCGGTCAATGTTCGCAGCGGCACCGTGGAATTTCGCACGCCGGCAACGCCAGCTCGACATGCGCGCCGACCGCCGCGGCGTTTACCTCAACAACCGAACCGTCCCTGAACCGTGGGCCTACGGCTACGAGTGGCCGACTGACTGCGTGCATGTGCGGCAAGTCCTGGCGCTCAACGCTTACACGCTCGACCCATCGGGGGCACCCGTGTACGCCGCGCCTTGGTGCAATCTCGCCCTCGCCGGAGCGGCGCCGTTTGCGGTCGGCGATATGCCGTGGCCCAGCGACGTCGCCAGCGACTGGCCGCTCGTCGAGGGACACAGCCCTGAATCGACGCGCGCGGTCTTGACCGACCAGCTCGGCGCGGTCGCAGTCTACACAGGTCTTGTGCAGTACCCCGACAGCTGGCCGCCGCTGTTCAAACGGGCGTTAATCGCCACCTTGGCCGGCCGCATCGCGCTGGCCGCCGTGGAGGACAAACCAGCCGCCCGCGCGTTGCGCGGCGACATGGCCGCCATCGCGCGCGACGCGCTTATCGATGCGCGGGTCCAGGACGCCAACGAAGCCTGGACGGTGCGCGACCACGTTCCTGACTGGCTCGCCGCCCGCACCGGCGCGGCAACGCCGATCGTTTTCAGCTAATGGCGCGCAGCGCGCCGGACCCCGAAGCTCCGCAGACCGTACCGCAGAACAGCTTTGCCGCCGGCGAGGTGGCGCCGGGCCTCTATGGCAGGCAGGATCTGCAGAAATACGGCACCGGCTGCGCCGTCATGCGCAACTTCTATGTCGATCCGCGCGGCGGCGCCACGATACGCCCGGGCACGCAGTTTATCGGCTATCCTGCTACTCCCGGCTACTGCCGCCTGATCCCCTTCCAATTCTCGCCGGATGTCGGCCAGAGTTATGTGTTGGTGTTCAGCGCCGGCCATATTCGCTTTATCAAAAACCCTGGTACGCCCTCGTATCCGAACGGCTCGAATGCCGGCTTCATCCAGAGTGGCGGGTTCCCTTACGACGTGCTGACCCCATACACCGAGGCGGACATTCGCGAGCTGCACTATGTGCAGATGGCCGATGTAATGTGGCTCGTGTGCCGCAACCGCACCCGCAAGAAGTTGTCACGTTACGCGGACGACAACTGGACCCTGACCGAGGTGTCCTCGACGCCGAGTATCGCCGCGCCGGTGATGTCGAGTGTCACTGTCAGTGCCGCGCCGTCCGGGGTGACACCGGCCCCAGCGGTAGAAACCAGATATATGTACGCCGTCTCGGCAGTAAGTACGGACGGCGATGAAAGCCTGCCGTCGGTGCCGATGGTCAGCGATGCCGGGATCAATATCGGGCTCACGCAGGGTACCGTGACGGTTCGCTGGAATGCGACAGGCAGCCCGGCGTACTACAAAGTATGGAAAGCGTTACCGGCGCACGGTAACCGCGTGCCGCTGCCACATGAGCAATTTGGCTTTTGTGGCTACAGCTACGGGGTCGAGTTTACCGACAGCAATATCGTGGCCGACTTCACGCAGGCGCCGGTTCAGGCAGCTGACCCGTTCGCGCCGGGCGCGCTTACCGGCTACGCAATCTCGAATATCGGCTCCGGGTATATGCCGGGGGCTACGACCATCACGGTTGTAGACTCTACCGGGACAGGCGCGCTCGTCTATCCAGTGATGGGCAGCAACATCGCTGGAACGGCGGGCGGCGTTGTTGGCCTCTACATCGCCGACCCTGGCCGCGGCTACACCGCGCCGACCGCAACCGCTGTCGGTGCCGGGACCGGGTTCGCTGCCACCTTCACGGTCGGCCCCTCGAGCGGCCTCGATCCGGCCACGGTCGGCCTCTTCCAGCAACGCATGGTCTACGCCTCGAGCATCAACAAGCCGGTCTCGCTGGCTGCCTCGCGCCCCGGCAGCCCGGACGATTTCCGCAAGAGCAACCCGGTGACCGATGGCGACGCCTTCCAATTCGACATCTTCGACACGCAGGTCAGCCGCATCTTTTGGCTGCATGCAATGCCGGGCGGACTCCTGATCGGCACCAATTCCGGGGTGGTGCAGCTGACCGGCGGCAGTTCGCAGGCTACCAACCCTGTGGCGGTCAGCGCCACAAATGCCGTGATCGTGCCGCAATCGCAGTTCGGTTCAGCCGATGTCGAGCCGATCGTCGTCGACCACAACGTGCTCTACGTGCAGACCGAGGGGACGGTTCGCGAACTGACCTTCAATTTCACTTTTAACATCTATGCCGGCGGCGACCTCACGATCCTGTCCAACCACTTCTTCGACCAGGCGCGGGTGCTCGATTGGGCCTATGCCGACGCACCCAATAAGGTGGTGTGGGCGGTGCTCAATACCGGCACGCTCCTCTCGCTCACCTACCTCAAGGCTCAAGAGATCGCCGGATGGGCGCGGCATGACACCCCGAACGGCATCGTCGAGTCGGTCGCGATGATCCAAGAGGGCGAAGTCAACGCGGTGTATTTCAGCGTGCAGCGCTTCGGTTCGCGCTGGATCGAGCGGCAGGCACAGCAGCGGTTGTTCCAGGCGAGCGATGCGTGGCAGCTGGATGGTGCGTTATCGACCGTTTCCAATTATCCGAACTGCCAACTGGATATTGGCAATACAACCGGGACACAGATCGCCATAGCCTCGGCCGCGATCTTCCTGCCGGGCCACGTCGGCTATCACATCCACGCGGTAAACTCACGCGGCACCATCGTGCAGTACGACAGCCCGACCCAGGTGCTGGTCGCCATAGACCCGGACAGGCCGTTTTTTGCTCAATCCATGTATCCGGGGCTGTGGCGCCTGGACCCGGTGCTGAGCACCGTCACCGGGCTTGGGCACATGGAGGGCACAAGCGTCTACGCCGCGGTCGACGGCACCCTGCAGGGGCCATTCACCGTCACGGGGGGTGCGATCACGCTGACCACACCGGGATCGCAGATAGTGGTGGGATACCGCTTCTCGGCGCAATTGCAGCCGCTCTACATCGAGACCCCTGGTGCCGCCACGATCCAGGGGAAGAGAAAGAAGATAGCTGCTGCCTCGATCCGGGTGCGCAATACATCGGGGCTCAGGTACGGACCAACCTTCAACGACCTCTTGCCGTGGAACGAGGGCACTTCGTCGACCGACGATCCGGTCGTGCTGCCCTATCGCGCTTGGGGTCTCTACTCAGGCGACCAGCGTCTGTGGCTCGATCAGGAGTTCTCGATCGGCGGCTGGGTGTGCATTCAGTCCGACGGCGGGTATCCGGCCACGGTGCTCTCGATTTATCCCGAATTGGCGCAAGGCGACGTCATCTGAGGATCGTCTGCCGCGGCGCCGACTATCTCGACCCCGGTGCCATCGTCCCGCGCCTGCGCCCGCGCGATGCCGAAGCGCTGTTGCGCCTCGGCGATCCGGTGCGGGTCGTCGAGGCGGGCCTCGCCAATTCCGTCGCCGCCTGGGCCGTCGACGTCGACGGCGAGATTGCCGTGCTGTGGGGCGTGCGGGTGGTCAACCTGCTCGACGACAAGGGCTACGTCTGGATGCTCGGAACGACCGCGATCGAGCACCACCGGGTCGCGTTCCTGCGCCACAGCCGTGCCGCGCTCGGCGAGCTGCGCGGGCGCTACAGCCTCCTGTACGGCGAGATCGAGAGCGACTTCGCGGCTTCCGTCCGCTGGTTGACCTGGTGCGGCGCCCGGGTTCGCAAGCTCCCGCACCCGGAGGGGCATTTGGTCTTCACGATAGAGGGCAGCAGGAAATGGCGGCTGGCGGGGTAGGTCTCGGGCTATCGGGTCTCTCGACCGTGATGGGCATGGTCGGCGGCATAACGCAAGGGCAGGCGGCTGGGCGGCAGGCCGAGTACACCGCGCAGGTCGCGCGTAACAATCAGATCATCGCGCAGCAAAATGCCGAGTACGCGAGCCAGGCCGGCGAGACCCAGGCACAGGCGCAGGATTTGAAGAACCGTGCGCAACAGGGTTCGATTGCCGCTTCGCAAAGCGCGAGCGGATTGAGCTTCGACAGCCCGTCCCTGGTGGATGTGCGCGAGGGGGCGGCGCAGATCGGCCGGCTCGACACCGCCAATGTGGCGCAGAACGCGGCACTACGGGCACGCGCCTACGAGGCCCAGGCAGCCGATTACGGCGCCCAGGCCGGTCTGCAGACTGCCGCTGCCTCCGACGCCCGCCGCGCCGGGACCATGAGCGCATTCGGCTCGCTGTTGAGCGGGGGCGCGAGCTTCGCGGACAAGTGGAACCGCTACATGCCATCGACGGGCGCCGTGTAATGCCGACCTTGCCGGCCACCGGCTACGCCGTCCCGCGCGCGCCCAGCGTCGACCCGCTCGCCGCCGCGCCCGAAACCTACCAGCAAATCCCGGCACCAGCCGGTGCGTTCGGCGCCGCCACCGCGACCGCTCTGTCGGGGCTCGGCACCAGCCTCGAGAAGGCCGCCGGCTCGCTCGAGAACATCCAGGACCGCTACGACAAAGCGACCGCCGACGAGCAGACCAACGCGGCGATGGACCGCATCAACAAGCTGCGCTACGGCGACCCGAACGACCCCACCGATGTCGGGTTCCACGGTTTGACCGACCGCGGGGCGATGGACGCCTACAAGCCCTACACGCAGAACGTCGCGACCGCGATTGCCGAGGGCCGCGCCAACCTGACCCCGTCGCAGCAGCGCCGCTACGACGAGCGCATGCGGCCGTACCAAGAGCACGCGATGAGCGCAGCCGGGGCGCACTACGCCACCTCGGTGCGCGAATATCGAAGGAAGGAGCTGGACTCCTCGATCAAGGTCACCGGCGGCAACCTGCAGACCGCCGCCGCGGAGGGCAACCAGAGCGCGTTCGCCGAGTACGCGGACCAGCAGGCGAAGCTGATCGATGACAGCTCCGATCTGACCCCGGCGCAGAAAGACGAGCACAAGCAGCGGCTCAGAAAGGAGAACGCCAAGGACTGGGCCACCGGCATGTTCGCGCGCGGCGACTACGACGGCGCCGAGCGGTTCATCAACAACAACAAGGGCGCACTGGGCGATTATTGGCAGAGCCTGACCGAGCAGCTGAAGCCGCACCGCGAGAGGGCGGAAGCGCGGCGGCAGACCGGCGAGATACTCGGGACGGGCGCCGGCGGCGGGGGTGGCGGTGGTGCGAGCCGCGCCACAGGCTTGATCCCGTACACGCCCGGCGGCGAGTTCCTCACCGGCACCGGGCTTAATGCCGAGCAGTATCAGATATTCCGCAGTCATCTCGCTTCCCGCGAAAGCAGCAGATACGACCAGCCGCCCAACACGGGCGGATATAGCGGACGCTATCAGTTGGGCAGGACCGAGATCCGGGAGACGGCGGAGCGCCTGGGCGTGCCGGTGCCGAGCCAGCAGGAGTTTCTCGGCAATCCCGAACTGCAGGAACGCTTTCTCGAGAGCTACACCCTCGATCACCACAAAAGCCTGATGGCGCAAAGCGCAGCTTATCGCAACGCCTCGCCGCAAGAGAAGGCGGGAATCCTGATGGGCGCCCACCTCGGCGGGGTGGGGGGAGTCACCGCCTACCTCAACAGTGGCGGAAAGATCGACCGGACCGACAGCAACGGCACGCGCATCAGCAATTATATCGGCAGCATGCGGCAAGCTATGGCCGGCGGCGGCGGTGCGCCGGCGCAGCCGCCAGCGAGTGCGGGCGGCGAGACGCCAACAACCGGAACGGTCTCGATCACCGGCACCGATGGCAAAACCTACACGGTGTCGCAGGACGTAGCGACCCAGCACCGCTCGATCCAAAAGCCAGAGATTGCGCAGAAGTTTCTGGAAGAGGCAGCCAAGACCACGCTCACGCCACCCGTGCCACCCGGGGCCGCAGGCTCATCGGCACAGGCGCCGATCACCGCTGTCGGCGACTCTCTCGCGGCGCACCTCGTCCGCCGCGGCGGGGCGCAGGGCAAGGAGGATCGCACCCGCGTCGGCAGCTACCGTGAGGGCGACACCGCGGTATCGGGCTGGAACCCGGACCAGGTGCTCGGCGAGATCATCCCGAAGATCCCCGAGGGGCAGGTCAAGGACAGGGCGGTTGCCTTGTCGACCGGCATCTCGAACGCCACCAAGGAAGAGATCGACCGGCATCTAACCGAGACGGTCCCGGCCCAGATCGCCGCCCTGCGCGAGCGCGGCGCAAAGAACATCGTGCTGATGGGGGTCGGCACCGACCCCAAGCTGGCTGGCGTCAACGATCGGCTGGCGCAGATCGCGGAGCAGAACAAGGGCGTCGGCGTCATCTTCGCCGGGCCGCAGCGCAAGACCGGTGGCGACAAGATCCATTCCACCGACCCGGCCGCCGAGATGACGGCAGTGCGCGGGGCGTTGGCTGCAGCCGGAGGGGCTCCCGCCGGGGCAGAACCCGCCGCGACCACCGGTAGCAGCACGCCGCCCGCGACACCGGCGACCGCAGCCCCCGCCGCTGTGCTAGGCCGGCCAAAGGCGGCGGACCTCGACGCCAACCTCGCCGAGGTTCAGCGCCGGGTCGCCGCCGGGACGATGACCCCGGAGGTCGCCGAGAAGGTCGAAACCCAGCTGCGCCACGCCCACAGCCTGTGGCAGACGCAGACCGCCGCCGAACGCACCGCGCTCGACAAGGAACTGAAGGACGGCGTCGCAGCGCTCGCCGACGGCAAGGAATGGACCGTGCCGGTCGACCGCATCCGGCGCTTGCTACCGGCCGACAAGGCCGCCGAGCTGCTCGAGGTCGCCGACGACGCACGCACCGGCGGCGGTTTCATCTCGACCGTGCGGACCCAGGCACCGGCGGACATCGCCGCGCAGCGCGCGCAATTGGCCGCCGGCACCGACGACCCCACCGCCAACAATTACGCCAGGCGCAGCAGGCTTCTCGAAATCTACGACGAGGTCGTGCAGAACCACGTGGCCGGGCTTGCCAAAGACCCGAGCGCGTATGTCGCCAATTACAGCCCGCAGGTTAAGGCCCTCTACCAGCAGCAGGCGCAGCTCGCCAATGAGGCCCAGACCGCCATCCCCGGAACGCCAGCCGGTGCGGCAACCATCGATGCGGCCCAGCGCTCCTTTGCCAATTACGCGCACGCGACACTCGCCGAACAGGAGCGGCTCGGGGTGCCGGTGCAGAAGCGGTCGATCCTGTCGGATACCGAGGCGGGCAACATCGCCGCCGGCATCGCCCGGATCGACGCCTCAAAAACCGACCCGGCAGCGGCGATCAACCAGGTCGCACAGCGCTACGGCCAGGGCATGGGCACCAACGATCACTGGCCGCAGGTCTACAAGGAATTGGTCACACGAGGCAAATTGCCCGGGCCCTACCAGGTGCTCGGCACGATGGACCGCGAAGATCAGAAGGTCGCCGCGGCCGATCTGTCGCGGGCGATGGGCGTCATCGCGCAGAAAGGCGGCATGGCCGCGGTCAAGGCCGGCGCCACCGACCAGGCGAAGGAGATCGACAAGCAGGTCGAGAGCCAGCTGGAGAAGTTCCGCTATTCGACCGGGCCGAACGAGGGCGGCATCAAGCTGTACGAGACTGTCCAGGAGGCGGCGCAGGCGCTGGCCTATTACTACGCCTACCGCGGCGAGAACGCCTCCAAAGCGGCGACACACGCGATCGACGGCATCATCAACCACAAGTACGATTTCGAGAAATTCGGGAACAACACCGTGCGGGTGCCAAAGCTCGGCGACCAGGACATGACCGGGGTGACGCTCCGCGCCGCGGAGCGGGTGCAGCAGAGCATCGACGTCGACCAACTCCCACCGATCCCGGGCAGCCCGGTGCGCACACCGGCCGAGCGCAAGGCGATCTGGCTCGAGGGCATCAAGAACGGCGGCTGGGCCAACAACGAGGACGACACGGGCATCGTCCTGATGGCGCAACTGCGCAACGGGGCAATGGTGCCGGTCGTGCGGGGCGACGGTACGCGCGTCTCGCTGATGTTCAGGGATGCGCCGGCAATCGCCAATTCGCCCGCCAATGTGATCAGCGGGCCGGCGATAGGCCAGATCGGCAACATCCGTTGGCCGTGGCAGCCTGCGCCGGCGCCCGTCGTGTCGGGCTCGCCCTACTGATGCCGGGGTTCTACTCCGGCCCGCCAGTCGGTTACGCCGCGCTGGAGGCCGAGGGCAGCGAGGCCGTGCCGCTCGCCCGTGGCGGGGTCTTCGCGCGGGGCATTGGCGAGGGGATCGCCGCCAACCTTGGCCCGCGCCTGTTGCGCGAGGCGGGGCGCGAGGCCGCCACCACCGGGGTCATCGGGGTCAACGAGTTGACCGGCGAGCCGATCACGGTCCCGCCGGAACCGGCGATGGACACCGACGCGGCCGAGCAGAAATACGGTATTGCCGGGCGCCTGAAATTCACCGCGCCGGTGCCGGAGTCGGTGGCGCGCGACCTGCACGAGCACCACACGGAGCAAATGAAGCGCGAGGCTGACTACGCCCGCGCCGAGCCCGGCGTCCTGACGACCGCCAATCGGTTTACCGCCAACCTGCTCGCCGGGTTTCTCGACCCGGTCAACCTGGCGGTCGGCATGGTCCCGATCGCCGGCGAGGCAGCCTGGGCAACGCGGTTTGTGCAGGCTGCATCAAGTGCTGTCGGCCGGGCCGGCGCCCGCGCGGTTATCGGCGGCATCGAGGGCGGCATCGGCCAGGCGGCGCTGGAGCCGCTCAGTTACTGGCTGTCGACGCAGGAACGCGACGACTACACGATGGCCGATAGCCTGCGCAACATCGCGCTCGGCACGGTCATGGGCGGCGGGCTGCACGCCGGGATCGGCGCCGTGGTCGACCGCGTCGGCGGCACGTACCGCAACCCGGTGGCGCGCGGTCTCGACGAGGCCGGACCCGATGTGCGTCACGGGATCCTCGAGGGTTCGCTCGGGCAGACGATCGCCGGCGACCGGGTCGATGTCAGCTCTGTGCTCGGCGCCGCCGACGCGATCCGCACCAGCCGGATGCTCGAGGGCGGGATTGCCGGCGATGTCGAAAGGAAGCTCGTCGCGGCGGGGCGCCCCGCCGACGAGGCGCGTGCCTCCGGCCGCATCTGGCAGGCGCTCTACGATACCCATGCCGAACGCTTCGCCGGCCGGCTCGGCACCGCAGAGGAGCTGTACCTGCGCGAGGGGCCGGACATCCTGCGCGGCGCGACCGAGGCGGCGACCCCAGGGGGGCGGGCAGCGGACCCGCTCGACACGCGCGCCCGGCTCGATGCGCTTGACGCCCAGCTCCGCGCGCTGGAGGTGGCGCACGAGGGCGCGACGACCGGGGCCGAGCGGGCGCCGCTCGCGGCAGAGATCGGACGGCTGACGCAGGAGCGGGCTGCGCTGGGGGCGGGGGCACCACCCACCGCACGCCCTGGCTATCGTATCGAGCCGGTTTCAGAACCGCCTGCTGATGCAAAGTTTCCTGGTCAGCCGCACAACTTGATCAATCCGCAAGGAGAGAAGATCGGCACGGCTTATATTACTAAGCATGACGACGGAACGGCGACACTGGACTGGGTTGAAGGTCCGGTTGCATCAAACTACGGAGCAAATAGAGAGGCCGCTAACACATTAGGCCCTCGGGCGATGCGCGATATCGCACGCAGTTATTTCGAGCAGAACCCTGACATTCAAAATATGACCGGCGAGCGCATAACCGGCGCACGCCGAGAGGCCAGACCGTGGCTGGCTGATAGCGATCCGGGTGAAATGGTGACCATCACCCGCGGACAAGCGCTCGGCCGCGCCTGGTTCGATCCGGCTGTTCAGGCTGAAGCAAAGGCGGCAGCGGCGCAACAGACAGCGGCACCGCGCGAATTGCGGCAGGAGGCGGCGCCGGCGGCTGCCGAAGCCCAGCAGCTGCGCAACCTCACCGTCCTTGACATCCTCGATCCGGCGACACCGTCCCGACGGCCGCGCTCGGCCGGTGTCGAAACCGTCGCAGCCGAGCTCGAGGCCCGCGGGCAGGCGGCGCTGCGGGAACTCGGGGTCGAGAGCGGCCGGATCACCGGCCCGGCGCCGGAAACCGACGCGATCCTGGCCCGCGCGATCGCGCTCGAGATCGCCGACGCGATGCAGCGCAGCGGCAATGCCGGCGACTGGTACACTGGCAAGATCACGGAGGCGATGCAGATCGCCTCGGCGATGCACCCGGAGCTGGCATACGACGACAACGCGCGGATGCTCTTCACCGCAGCGCTGGCGATAACCAGCCAGGGCGAGACGGTCGGCAGCAACGTGCGCCTCGCCGATCGAGCTTATCGTGCGTACAAGGAACAGGTCGCCCGCGGCATCAATCGGCCGGGCGTGTTCCCGACCGATGTCGTCGCGAAAAACGCGGCGTCGATGAATGCCAATTTTGGCAAGCTCAACCAGCTGCTCGACGACCTTGGGGCCGATGGAGCGCGCGAGTTCCTGTCGCGCGAGTTCACGGTGCGCGAGCTGGAGCGGCAGACCGGGGTCACAATCTCCGGCGAGAACAAAGACACGATGGTTTACGGGTCGGCCATTTTCGGGCCGAAAATCGGCAACGGGTTTTTCCAGAACCTCAACGGTAATTTTCGCCCCGTCACGATGGACCTCTGGTTCATGCGCGCGTGGGGCAGGCTCACCGGCACGCTGATTGGACTGAGCGAGGAGGCGGTCGAGAAGCAGCGCACCCGTTTTACCGACGCGCTGCGGGCGGAGGGGCGTCCCGTGCCCGACACGCACGCCGGCATCGCGGAGGCAGCCGAAGCCATCGAGCGTCAGCACGAGCGCGACTACCGGCGGCACCGCGCCGAGTTCGACAACGGCACGCGGGTCAAAAGCGAACTGAGTAAATCCGCGATTGCGCTGCAAAAAGGTCTGAGCGGGATCAACGAACAGCCCCGCACCGGCAGTCAGCGCATCTGGATGCGCTCGGTCGTCAATGGCGCCCGCGAGATCCTCGAGGAGCAGGGGATCAGGGTCACCAACGCCGACCTGCAGGCGCTGTGGTGGTATCCCGAAAAAGACCTATATGGGAAGATGGGCAGCCGCCCCTCCGAAGAGGTCAATGCGGACTACGCTGGCGAACTGCGTGCGCTGGCTCAGAGGCAGGGAGTAAGCGATGCAGAACTCGCACGGGCAGTGGGCGCCCTGGATTACCGACTCGGACCCGCCGGAGAAGCCGATGTCGCCGGCGCAACTCAAGAAGCTCGGGGCGGGAGCGGCCAAGTTGCTGGGCCGCAAACCTATTATCAGGGACAAGGACGGGCGGCCGATCGCGGAGACGCCGCCGCCGGAATACCTCCAGAAACCCGCGGCGGAACAGACGCAGGAGTAGCGCCGGCTCGCACCGTCGACGTCGGCGGAGAACCCCGCGGCAAGATAAGCCTGGCCGACCCGGTCGCCGGCACCCGCGCGCTGATCACCCTGATGCGCGATGCCGACGCCTCGACCTTTATGCACGAGACCGGGCATGACTGGCTCGAGCGCCTGGTCCGCGACGCCGCGGACCCGGACGCCCCCGCAGGCCTCGTGCGCGATGTCGGCACCGTGCGCGACTGGCTCGGCATCAAGGCCGGCGAGCCGATATCGGTGGAGGCGCACGAGAAATTCGCCACAGCTTTTGAGCAGTACCTACGCGAGGGCAAGGCCCCGACGCCAGCCCTGCAGAGCGTTTTCGACCAGTTTCGGGACTGGCTGGTAAAGATTTACCGCACGATCGCCGGGCTCGGCGAGCCGATCAGCGACGACATCCGGGGCATCTTCGACCGCATGCTGGCGCTCCCGGAGGATGCGCGGGTAGAGGCCACGCCGACCGGGGTCAGGGTCGAGGCGACACCGCCGGCTTCGCGCGCCGCAGCGCCCGCCATCGAGCGCGCGGCTGCAGCCGGCGAGCCGGATGGTCCGGTGCCGGCCGACACGCTCACTGAGATCAGTGCCCAGGCCGAGCAGCTAGAGCGGCTGCGGCGGGCGCCGGGCGAGGGCGAGGGCGAGGCGGTGCGCCCGGCAGCGGCGGTTGAGATCGAGGCCGACGCCGAGGCGCACGCCAACGCATTCGAGCGGGCCAGCCTGTGCGTTACGGGGGGCTATGCGTGATGCCGTCGGCCTCCTCACGCCGCGCGGCGTAGGTGTCGGTTCTCGCGCAACAGTTCCACGATCGTTTCGACGTAGCCCGGCACGTAGGCGCCGGGCTTGAGCTTTAGCCACTTGTAGACGGTCGATGGATTAACGCGGCACTCGACGGCGAAGGCGTAGCCGCTGAGACCGAGTTCGGCGAGGGCGGCGCGGAGTTCGGCGGCGGTCATCGCCCACTCCCTCGCATCTTCCTTCTTGCCACCTCGCTTCGTATCTTTCGCATCATTGATATTTTATCGCGCTGCTCGCAGATGCCGATGTCAACCAGCATGTCCACAATACCTTCCTGCCTCTCCACCTCTGCCGTCACCTCCCGAAACTGCCGGTTATCTTCAAACTCCCTGACGGTTACGACAGCGCAATAATTACGCGTGCATCGACCATCGGCGCACAGCTCCCCGGTATCGGGGCAGGCGAATGCCCTTGTCATCGTGTCTCTCCTGTGTGCGGGCGAGGGCGGCGCGCAGTTCGGGTCCAGTCATGTGAACAGCTTTCGTGTTTCTGCCGGAACCGTGCGCCTGATTGTGGCCTAGCGCGTGCCGTATGGCGGCAAGAGTTGTTGCAATCGCATGCTGTTCATCTGGTCCTCCATATCACGCATGCGACGGTCAGTTTCGTACTGTAAATCTTTCATCCGATGTTCGTTCTGCTGCCGCATCATACGAACTCGATGTTCCTGCTCATCGGCACGAATTTTTATATCATCAATCTCCTGGCCTATCGCATAACTGCTAAAGCTCTGGGCAAATGCCGGCGCTGTCACAAGTAACGCCGCACCAAACGCTATCGCCTTTAAGGATTTCATTGTACTGTCCCTTCACGGTTAAGCTTTCGCGCTATGTCGGCAAGCATCGTCTCGATGCGATCGAGTCGGGCGCCCAAGTCGGTAAGTTGGGCCTCAACCTTGCCTTGGAACAATCCGAGCGATGTTCCAAGTTGCCGCACCAGCACGTCACGCTCGGCGCGGCGGTCCTGGCGGTCCACGTCGGCCGCGAATTTGATGTCGCGAACGTCTTTTTGCAGAGCCTCGATACGAATACCGAGAATAGTGAAATCGGGATCGGGCATTTGTGCTCCTGTTGACCAGACAGATGTAGGCCGCACGCCTATAGGCCGCAAGACACTATCGTTTCGGATTTGAGCTAATCGGGAGCACGCATGCCACTGCAGGACTGCATCTCGGAGATCGTCACCGCATCAGGTGGGCGCATCGACGAGGCCGAGGCTGAGCGGATGCTCAATGCCGTCGTCGACCGCGCGAGGCGCTACGAGCGGCGCATGTCGCGCGCCGAGGCCGCGATCAAGGCCGGGCGCGACCTCGCCGACGAGGCCCGCATCGCCGCCGCCTACAACAGGCGCGATGCGGCGCTGAACGCGCTGGTGCGCGACCGGCTCGATGCCCGCGTGACGCCGGGCAAGGAGGCAGAGGCGGTGCGCGCGATCCTCTCCGGGGTCGAGGGAAGGGGGCGCGGGCTCGCCGACTCGATCGACGCCGAGGCGCACGCCACCGCAGGCCGGCTCGTTGGCGGGGTCGTCGCGGATTTGCGCGAGGCGGGGCTCCTGAAGGCGGTGCTCGGCCGCAACAAGGTGTTCGAGCGCGATATCGGCCGCGAGATGTGGCGGATCGAAGACCCCGCCGCAGGCCGCCCGACCGGCAACGGCATCGCCGTCCAGGTCGCCGAGATCCTGCACCGCCACCAGGAGACCGCGAGAATTTTGGAGAACCAGGCCGGCGCCCGGATCGGAAAGCTCGAGCACTACGTCACCCGGCAAAGCCATGACATGGAAAAGATCCGCGGCCTCGGGTGGACCGGCGAAGCGGATACCGAGCGCGCATTTGAGGCATGGCGCGACCACATCGTGCCGCTCTTGGACGAGAAGACATTCGAGGGGGTCGCCGACCGCGAACAGTTTTTGAAACACGTCTTTAGCAATCTCGCGAGCGGGATCCACGAGACCGCGACCGGCGCCGCCGGGTTCATCGGCCCGGCCAACCTCGGCAAGAAGCTGTCGGCCGAGCGCGTGCTGCACTTCAAGGACGCCGACGCCTGGCTCGACTACAACGAGCGCTTCGGGCGCGGCAACGTCGTCGACAGCGTGCTGCGGGGATTGGAGATGGCCGGGCGCAACACCGCCCTCATGAGGGCGCTCGGCACCAACCCGGGGGCCATGTTCGAGGGGTGGCGGAAGAGCCTCGCCGAGACCGCGCGCGACCGCGGCGACTTCAAGACGTCCGACGCCCTGGTATCGAAGCGAACCCAGAACCTGATGGACATTGTCTCCGGCAAGGCGGCGCTGCCGGACAACATGACGATCGCCTACTACGGGCGGCTGCTGCGCACCATGCAGTCGCTCGCCAAGCTCGGCGGCGTTGTGCTGTCCTCGCTCCCCGACCTGGCGGTCAACGCGGCCTCGCTGCGGCACAGCGGGGTACCGCTGTTCGAGGCCTACACGAACCAGGTGCTCTCCGTGCTGCAGGGGCGGCGCTCGGGGGAGACACGGCAGATCGCCGACAATCTGGCGGTCGGGATCGACGGGATGGTCGCCCGGCTGATGTCCCGGTTCGCCGCGGAGCAGCGCCTCGGCACCGCCTCCAAGATGGTCGAGCTGTTCCACCGGGCCAATTTCTTGTCGTTCTGGACGGACAGCCTAAAGACCGGGGCGGGGTTGATGCTGTCGCATAACCTGGCGCGCAATGCCGGGTCCGAGTTCGACGCATTGCCGCGCCGGCTGCAGACCACGCTGCGGCGCTACGGGATCGAGGGGCCGGAATGGGACGCGCTGCGGGCCACCGACATGCGCGCGGCCGACGGCAAACATTACATGATGCCGGGCGAGGTCGCGAACCTGCCCGACGACGCGATCAGGCACCTCGCCAAGACGGCGGAGCCGAAACAGGGGGAACTCGCCCGCATCCGCTCGGACCTGCAGACCAAGCTCGGCAGCTACATCATCGACACGACGCGCGAGGCGATGACCGAGCCGACCGCGGCCAACCGCACGATCACCGCCGCCGGGACGCCGGGCACGCTGCAGGGCGAGGCGCTGCGCATGCTGATGCAGTTCAAAACCTACCCGATGACCTTTATCCAGCGCAGCCTCGGGCGCGAGGTTCGCCGCGACGGGGTCGACGTCGCCGGCCTCGCCCACCTGATCGTGGCGACGTCGCTGCTGGGCTACGTGTCGATGACGGCAAAGGAGTACGCCAAGGGGCGCAACCGGCGCCAGCCGGAGGAGGGTTGGGACTGGGTCAAGCTGGGCATGGCGGCGATGGTGCAGGGCGGCGGGCTCGGGATATACGGCGACTTCCTGTTCGGCGAAGCCTCCCGCACCGGCGGCGGGGCGATCGAGTCCTTCCTCGGCCCGACCATCGGGACGGCGGGAGAGATCGAGCGGACGTTTAAAGCGATCCGCGACGGCTCCGACACCAAGACGAGATGGGAGCTCGGCGCCTCGCACGGCCTGCAGCTGCTCAAAAACAACACGCCGTTCCTGAACTTGTTCTACACCCGCGCGGCCTTGGACTACTTCGTCCTGCACCGGCTGCAGGAGGCGATGAACCCGGGCTACCTGCGGCGCTACGAAGAGAAGATCAAGAAAGAGAATAACCAGACATTCTGGCTGCGGCCGACGGCGTCGCCGTATTGAACGCATTCGGTCGGCTCGCCCGCGCGGTCGAGCAGGCCGTCGGTTCACCTTACGCGACCGCGGCCTCGATTCTGGTGGTCGTTGTGTGGGCCGCGACCGGGCCGCTGTTCGGCTGGTCCGACACTTGGCAGCTCGTCATCAATACGGGAACGACAATTGTGACGTTCCTGATGGTGTTCCTCATCCAGAGCACCCAGAGCCGCGACACGCAGGCGCTTCATCTTAAGCTCGACGAGCTTATCCGCGTCACCGGGCCGGCGCGCAACCGGCTAATCCTCGCCGAAGAGGCCGAGCAGACCGATCTCGACGCGATGCGCAGCGAGCTTCAGGGCGTGGCGCGGCAGGAGTAGCCGGGCCGCCCGGAAAACCCACAAATAAGGCAACCCAAAATGAACCGCAGCAAACCCCCGCCGCCGCCAACGAGCCAACCGCCGGTATTACTCGACATTTCGGTTTCTCCCACCCGCTTTCCAGCAGATGCACAAGCGGGCGATGTGATCGCGAGCGTGTTGGTCGAGACTGCGGGTGCAGGTTTCTCTGGTACGCTGGCGCTCGGCGGCCTCGACGCCGCCTTTTTTGGCGTCGCGGACGGGTTGCTAATGCTGACGAAACGGCTTCCGCCCGGCCAATACTATGTCACCGTTATCGCGGAGCAGGGCAACGAAGCCCTGCACTCGCCGCAGGTGCTGCGCGCTTACGGGGCCACGGAGCCGGAACCCGAACCCGAGCCGGAGCCGCCACCCGTCAGCGCCGACAACACAATGACCCTGGTCAACGTGTCGGGCGCCGCTGTTGTCGATTACCCGCTTCAGTTCGGCCGCGCATTCGTGGAGGGCGAGATCGCCGACTACGCCGAGATCGTGCTCGACGGCGAGCCGGTCCCAACGCAGTGCGATGTCAAGAACCGCTGGGGCGACGGGTCGGTCAAGTTCGCCATCATGGCTGCCGTCGTCCCGAGCCTATTGCCGGATGTCCAATCCACCTTGCAGTTCGTCAACACGACGACCAGCAACAACACGCCGTCCGATCCCCCGGCGGACTACGATGCCAGGATCGTGCTGACCAACCCGATGGGCAGGGCGTCGGTCTACGCCAGCGCGCGGGACATGCTGCAAGCCGGGACATACTCGCTGTGGACCTCGGGGCCGATCGCGCAGACCTATGTGTGCTGCGACCGCTCGGCGGCGCGCGTCTACGATATCGGCTGGAGCAGCCACCGGGCGTTCCACCCGTGGTTCGCAGTTACGGTGTGGCCCACTATCAATAGGGTCCATACCCGGTTTGTCGGCGAGATCGGCAACACTGAGGCGATGGAGGCGCAGACCTACGACCTCGACCTCACGGTGGGCGGGGCATGGGTGTACAGCCAAGCCAATGTCGAGCACCTGCCTGCTACACGGTGGTCGCGCACGGCATGGTATGGCGGCGCCCCGGAGCCCAAGGTAAACCTGTACCACAATTTCGTATATCTGGCGCAGGCTAAGCTGGTGCCAAAGTACGACCCGGCTGTCGTAATACCGGAAAGCAGGCTGGAGTCCCGCCACGCAAGTTGGTTATCGTCAAACCGTGCCGTGGGTGGGGCCGGTCTGTGGCAAGTGTACATGCCAAACACGGGTGGAAGACTGGATATAGGTCTTAATCCGTCTTGGTCGGTGAGTGCCCTGATGAGTGGCGACCACCGCGACCGCGAGGTCATGCTAGGACAAGCTGAATTGGCGAACTGGTGGAAACGCCACATACGCGAAGGTGATGCGACGAAGGCCAATTTCGGCAGGACTGTCCACTGCCACACACGCGGCACCTACGGGTTCCTCGACGATCGTTTCACCCCGAACGCAGAAGACGACGTAGTGCTGATTGACATGGGTGTCGCGAACGACTGGGTGACGGACATCGCGCACCATCCCGAGCCGTTCAGTATTCCATATCTTATGACCGGAGATCCATTCTTTTTGGATTCGCTCGAAATGTGGCAGGGGGCGAACTCGCTGTTCGGTAATCCCGGTTATAGGAACTTCAGCCACATGACTTGTTACGGCGACGGTCAGGTGCGTTCGATGGGTTGGATGTATCGGACGTTATTTACCGCCGCCGCCCTGTTGCCCGACATGGACCCGCTGCGTCCCGCGTTTGTGCAGATGGTCGATGAAGCCATAGCGAAAGACGAGGGACAAAGACATATAAACTCGACCGAGTTCGCCGGCAGCGTCCAGCATGTATTCGGCGCGGCGGCCATAGGCACAACCGGAGACGGCTGGGGCGGGTATGGCCCGCCGCCTTGTAGATGGTGGGCAGGTGCGTATGGCTACGATGCCACCAATCCAGATTACTACAACACGGACATTGCTTTTTCAGCCAATGGACACTGGATGTGCTTTTTTGTGATCGCTGCGCTCGGGCGAGGTCGCGAACTCGGTTTTCCTGTAAAGGCGCTACTGGAATGGGTAGCGCCGCATGTCATCGGACAATTCGGAACCCCCTCCTACCCACCGCAATTGGTGGGCCAGTACGTTGTCCCGGATTTGAAAAAGACATCAAGCGAAGTCCAGAGTCGGAAGACCTCCGAAGAGTCGGAGCTAAAAGCTTTCCTTCCGCGTACAAGAGTGGTTTCCGGCACCGCGTGGTTCGCCTCATGGGATGAGACGCTGACCGGCTGGTCGGCCCAGAAACAGTCGGGGCGGCTGGACGGCGAGATAGAAATAACGTATTGGGGCATGCCGATAACCTACTACAACGAGGGGCGATGTGCTCTATCGTTTGTTACCGATCAACCCGGCGGCGAGAACGCCTGGGCCCGGTGCGAGGAGACAATCGCCGCGAAGACGGCGGAGAGCGGGATCGCGATACCGTGGGGTGAAGACCCGCTGTGGGCGGTGATCCCGGCACGGAAGGAATAGTTTCAATCCACGCCCCAGTACGAGAAGCGACCATGGCGGCAACATCCCGGCCGCTGCCATCGATGTTTCAATTCCCGCCCTCGTACGAGATGCGACCGGCGAGCCGGCGGTGGCACCAGTTATCCCTGGCGTTTCAATCCACGCCCTCGTACGAGAAGCGACAGTAGACCAGCAGCCGACCGTCTTCGGCGTCGCAGTTTCAATCCCCGCCCCTGTACGAGAAGCGACGCGATCGCATGCAGCGCTGAGCATGGCCCGCGCGGTTTCAATTCCCGCCCCTGTACGAGAAGCGACCCGACCTCCCCACAATCCGCGCACTCCATGTCGCGTTTCAATCCACGCCCCTGTACGAGAAGCGACCTTCCAACTTCCGTTGGGCTGCCGTACATACCCGTTTCAATCCCCGCCCCGGTGCGAGAAGCGACGCGTTCGTAGCGCCGGGTTGTTCACGTCCTCGTAGGTTCAACCCACGCCCCTGTACGAGAAGCGACAAAGTGTAGGCTGCGAAGAACGCGATAGATGCCCGGTTTCAATTCCCGCCCTCGTACGAGCTGCGACGTGGGACCCAGGATCCACAAATGACAAACCCGCCGTTTCAATCCACGCCCCTATACGAGAAGCGACCACCTGACTGGATGCGCGCAACCTGCGCCCCAATGGTTTCAATCCACGCCCTCGTACGAGCTGCGACCGCGCCGTCGTCGCGTTCTCCCCCCGCTGCCGAGGTTTCAATTCCCGCCCTCGTACGAGCTGCGACCGCATTCTCGATCGCAGCGATGTTCTTAAGCGCCCGGTTTCAATTCCCGCCCTCGTACGAGCTGCGACCATTTGTATTATCCCCTCAATACGGCAGGCATTGTTTCAATCCACGCCCTCGTACGAGCTGCGACCGGATCCCAGTCCAGTTCGAGCCAACTCCGATTTGTTTCAATCCACGCCCTCGTACGAGCTGCGACTGCGGGACAGGCTAGCTCCGTTACTAACGATTGGTTTCAATTCCCGCCCTCGTACGAGCTGCGACGGGATGTGAACCATGTTGCCGGATCGCGTAACGTGTTTCAATTCCCGCCCTCGTACGAGCTGCGACTGTTTGGCGATCATTACTACGTTTATGTTACTCCCGTTTCAATCCACGCCCTCGTACGAGCTGCGACTTCGCGGCCTCGCCCGAGCGCGGCTATAACAAAGTTTCAATTCCCGCCCTCGTACGAGAAGCGACCGCCGAGCTGTAACTGCTTGACCCGGCGGGCCGATTTAGCGGCTTTGCGCGGACCTTGTGCGGATGTCGCCCTGACAGATGCCGGTAATGGCAACGGCAGCACTAACTGGTTGTTTTCTCTATCGCGCGGATCTCCTGGCTTGTCGCGTCTCGCTTGGGGTTCGCGCTTACGCGCGAGAATTGAGTCGGGACTGCTCCCGACGCCATCCGGCAGGTGCGGGCGAAGCAATGCTTCGCCCTGGGCTCCCGCCGTATTTCCGAGATCATCGCCTGGCCCAACGGCCGGGCTCACTCTGCCGGGTGGCAACCCGGCAATCCCCGGCCGAAGGCCGTCCGGGTGTCCTGTTTGCGCCAAAGCACGGGCGCGGATGACTTTGGCCGCGTTCGTGTCGCGGTCCAGTACCAGACCGCACGCCGTGCAATGATGCACCCGCTGGGTCAGCCGCTTGGGTACGATGGCGCCGCAGCCTGAACAGAGCTGGCTCGTATAGCGTGGATCGACGGCGACAACGACTGCGCCGTCGCGCGCGGCCTTGTATTCGAGCTTCTCGCGCAGCCCGCCCCAGCCGACCTCCAGGATGCTGCGGTTGAGTCCTGATTTTGGCTTGACGTTCTTGCCCGGCGCCTCGGCCGTGCCCTTGGCCGAGCGCACCATGTTTGCGATCTGCAGATCCTCGATGCCGATGACCCGGTAGCACCGCGTCAAGCGCGCACTCTGCCGATGCTGCCAGGCCTTGCGGCGGCGGGTGTTCTGCGCCTCCAGCCGGGCCAGCCGCAGCTTGGTCTTCGCGCGGCGCTTGCTGCCTTTCACAGCGCGGGACAGGGCGCGCTGCCGCAATGTCTTGGCCTGCCGCGCCGATCTGATGTTGGCCGGCAGCGGGATCAGGACATTGTCGCTCTGCGCTATCGCCGCGGCGACGCCGACGTCGATCCCGATCGCCGCACTCCGGCTCTGGCAGCGCTGCGTTGGCTCGACCCGACAGGCGATACAGACCCACCATTTGCGGCCACCCGGGTCGCGGGTCAGCGTGATCGAGCGCAGATTGCCGGAGCGGTGGCCCAGCGTGGCGATGTCCGCCGGCAACGGGCGGTGCAGGTGCAACCGCAGGCCGCCGGGCAGACCCTTGCAGCGCAGGCGCTTGCCGTCGAGCCGGAACCCGCCGTTCTGCGAGAAACCAAAGCTGTCCCAGTAATCCCGGCCCCTGAATTTAGGAAAGCCGGCCGGGCCGGTG